GAAGTCAAAGAATCCAAATCCGCATCTGGTTATGACCTATATCACCGTGACTTCTCTGGTGCGATGCAACACGCATATGCTCACGCAAAGAAGAAAGGTTTCATCGTAGACAAAGATGAGATTGACGATAAGGTTGCAATGGGGCCGAAGAGACCGTCCAAAGGTAAAACCAATTCATACATTCTTGGTACTAACAAGAAGAAGAACGTTCATGTCCAAGTTGCAAACCTAGACAACAAACGATATGAGTTGAATATGTACATGGAGTCTCTAGAAGATTTCGACTTAAATTTATTCTTGGAGAATGCACGTGCGAAACGTGATGCGATGCGTTCTATGGGTAAACGTGGTAAGGACGCTGCGGATGACGATGACTTTGTTGCGAGTGATGATGATCGCAAAGCGGCATCAAAGAACGTTCTGATGCAAATCAGAAAGGCATCTGACCTACCCAAAGGTGGGGAGATAGAATTTGAAGGTGGTAAGAAAGGTAAGATTTCTCAAGACGATGCGAAGAAAGTTACCAAGTTGTTCACCATGTTAAGAAAACCACAAGACAAAGCGAAGTTCCAGAAAGTTATTTCTAAGGACTTGAAATCATTACAAGGTCTTTTGAAGAGACTAGGTAGATAAGAAATGTCAAAGTCACACTACCTTGGTGATGGAACTATTGGTGAGGGTATTCACCTCGCTCGTGGTGCGGTTGCACAAACCTCACACGTCAATAAGTTCGGTTACAACACTGCGGTTGGGGGCACGTTTGAAACGATTACTGACCTCGGTGGTGACCAATACTATCCAACAAGTGCTGGTGTAATCTCTGTTGTATCATCAGATGCAAATGACGATGACGGAGATACTGGTGCGAGAACTGTTGAGATTCAAGGTCTTGATGGTAACTATGCGGAGATTTCCGAAACTGTAACATTGAATGGTACAGGTGCGGTAACGACTACGAAATCATTTCATCGTGTTTTTCGTGCTAAGGTTTTGACCGCTGGGTCAAGTGGAACCAATGAAGGTACTATCACCCTGTCTATTGGTGGTAATAATGTCGCAAGAATCAGTGGTGGTAATGGTGGTCAGACACTTATGGCAGTGTACACTGTTCCCGTTGGTAAGAAAGGATATATAATAAAGTTCCAAGGTTCATTAAGTAAGAATCAAGAAGCACAGTTTATGATTAGAACTAGGTATGGAACGACAGACGCTGCATGGCAAGTCAAAGGTATGTTCGGTACATTTGCGAATACTGTAGGGTATGAGTATCCAGTACCTATAGAAGTTACCGAAAAGACAGATATAGAGATTCGTGCAAAGGCGGGTGCCACATCTGAATGTGGTGCAATTTTTGACATAATATTGGTAGACCAGTAATGAGGACATTTAATGACCATTGTAGTTGCGGTTCAGAATCCGATCTGGTAGAGAATAACATCTATCGAGTTGGTTCGGAGAAGTATTTCCAGTATTGGAGAGACTTGCGTGAACAGTACAACAGTGGTGAACTTGAAATCAAACCAAGTGAGATTGACATCATGGAGTCAAATCTTGGTGAGTTCGCACAGTTCGATGGTGAGAATGTTGCGTTGGATTGTATCTTTGAAGAGAAACAACCTGAACTAAACAAACCTAAAAAGGGTGGTTCTAAGAAGTACTATGTGTATGTCAAAGACCCCTCATCTGGTAAGATCAAGAAAATCTCTTGGGGTGATACAACTGGACTCAAAGTTAAGTTGAATGACCCTGCTGCACGTAAATCATTTGTTGCAAGACACAAATGCGACACCAAGAACGATAAGATGACCGCTGGATACTGGGCGTGTAGATTACCTCGTTACGCAAAACAACTTGGACTCTCTGGTGGAGGAAGTTTCTTTTGGTAAAACCTTACACTGAGATAAAGGTTCGTAATGGTAGAGTAAGGGTTTTTAGAGAGAATGTCAGAGAAGAAGATTTGATCTGGCATAGAGACTTGAAAGACCGAAGTCTTCACGTACTAGAAGGAAATGGTTGGAAGTTGCAGAGAGACAACGAAGAACCTATGGACTTATTAGAAGGTCATAGTTATAGTATTGACAAGATGGAATATCACCGAGTAATTAAAGGTGAAGGGGATTTAGTTGTTCGGATATATGAATAGAACATAAAAATCTTATAAATAGAACTATACTTATTTTAATGGGAAGGATGTAATGGCAGTAAAGCAAACCCAAGCGGAGAGACTTGCTCGAATCGAGACAGATTCGACTGCTCGTTTTGATCGTTTGGAAGATAAAATCGATAAGGTTGCGGAAGCTCTCGTTGCATTGGCCCGAGTAGAAGAGAAGATGATCGCCTTGGACAGGAATAACAGTAATAATTTTGATAGGATGAACAGATTCTCTCAGAAGTTAGATGAAATCGAAAAAAAAGTGGATGATAATGCCCACACTGTTGCAATTATCAATAAAGTTGTGTACTTAATAGGGGCTGCAATAATTGCGGGTCTCGTAAACTATTTGTGGATGTAGGAGAAACACCATGCAAAGTAAAGATATGAAATCATTAATGGATGCCTACTCCCAAGTCATCCTTGGTGAATCATTAGAAATTGACGAAGCACGTCAAATGAAAGACTCCAAGAAAGACTCAATGGTCGTTAAGGGTGGCAAAACAATCGTAATCGACAAGTCAAAAGAGAAAGAGTACCTGAAGAAAGGTTGGGAACTCGCAGAGAAGAAGAAACTCGACCCTGTTGATGATGCAGAAAACGACAAAAAATTCAAAGACCGTGAAGACAAAGACATCGACAACGATGGAGATGTTGATTCGTCTGACGAGTATCTACACAAGAAACGTGCCGCAACTGACGATGCGATTGATGGTGGTAAGAAACCTGCTAAGAAAGAAGGTAATGCATTCACTCAGGCACTTAAAGCTGCCAAAGATAAGGGTGATGATACCTTTGTTGTTGCTGGTAAGAAGTACGATGTGACAACTAAAGAAGAAATCGAAGACGAAGGTGACGAAGAAGAGAAAGAAGCACCTAAAGTTGCAGGGAAGAAAGATGACAAGAAGAAAGTTGCATCTAATGCCAAGACTGCTGAAATCTCTAAGATTGGTGAAGAGGTTGACCTGACTGATGCAATTGCAGACCTACACAAGATGTGGGAATCTGCTGCTAAACAACAGAAGTCTAACGCAACCAAACCTGAAGAGATTGATTCTAAAGAATCACCTAAGTCTAAAGAGTTCTCTAAGAAACATACAGTTGATAAGACTGATGAAGAAGAGACACACGAAACTGCATCTAAAGCGGGTCGTGCAACTAAAGCAAACTCTGGTAAAGGTTCTATCGATTCTAAGAAAGGTGACAACAAAATTGTTAAGTCTACCGAAGTCAAGGAAGAAGTAGAACTTGACGAGAATCGTAATCTACTCAAAGACTACGAAGAACTTAAGAAAAAAGGTAAGTCTGATAGTCAAGCACAAGATGTTCTATTGTCTATGCCCAAGTATAAAAGATACGACAGTGCGAAGTTAGGTAAACTAATCGGTGATGCATTGCGTAAAGGAACTATCAGTAAGAAAGCACCATTCAAATTAGCCGAAGGTGTCTTGATGAGAGAATATGAGCCAGGCGAATACCGCAAAGGTGATGAAAAACAATATGTTGCTCTTATCAAAAAGAATGGTGGTAAGAACATTGATGTTGAAGTACCTAAAGGTAGAGACTCAATGTTGAATATCCAATTCAAAGGTGGTAATCTCAAAAAGATGCAACAAGACTTATCTAAGAGTGACGATGGTCTTACTAGTATAGATGAAGGATTAGTAACAGGTGTTCGTGGTAAGGATGGTAAGACCTACGCACTTGAGTTAGGTATGAGTGGTCGTAAGGTTACTGTTAGAACTAAGAATCAACATGGTGACATCGACACTGTTGACTTGAAGAAAGCTGCGAAGATGTTTGAAGGTCTTGAAGGACTTGAAAGTCTGGATGAGTCTGCCGAAGACATCATTGCACAGGCACAGAACATCATCAATGGTAAGAGTATTGCTGAGATTGCAGACCTGACTTCTGACAAACCAAAGAACGCATTTGATGGTCGTACCAGAGAAGCGAAAGCGTTTCTTGAACGTATGGCAAAGAGACGAGGATAGACCATGAATACAATAGTTTTGCGAGGAACAGAAGCGGCCTGTGCTACTGCCACAGAATCGGCTTCTAACTTTGGTGGTGCATCTTTAGTACGATTAATCAATACTGGTACTGCGGTTCACCTTGTAACTTTGGAGCAAGCAGGAGGTACTGATATTGGTACCTGTACTATTGCTCCCAAAGAAGTAGTATTCTTGAGAAAGAGTCCTACCGATAAAATCTTCGCTGCTGATGCTGGTGTTAAAGGTGTTGCAGTCGGATTCTCACATTAATTAAAGGTAAATATTATGGCAATTAAAGCTCCCTCATGGTGCGAAAACGCAGTCCCAACGTCACGTGGTTGGGAAGACCCCGTAACTGGTGAAGTGTACAAGTCTGGTGGATTCGCCCAAGAACAAATTGATGAGTTCAATGGTGTTGCAGAAGTAATCACTGAAGTTCCTGAACCAGTTATCCAAACTCTAACTGAAGCACCTATCGGTGACAAGTCTCTTGATGAGATGACCAAGGTGGAGTTAGAAGCACTGGGTCGTACTCATGGTGTTGAATTGGACAGACGTAAGTCTAAGAAATCACTACTCGGACAAGTAAAAAACCTGTTTGAATAAACCCCTAAGTAAAGGGGTATACACTAAAGTGTGCCCTTAACTTGGATTACATAATGCAACTAACGAAAGACAATCTAACAATCTTTGCTGCTCAACACTATCAGAACCCTAAGTGTATCGATAGTGATGAGTTCTTTGAAGACCTCAAAAAGTTTAAGTATATCAAGAGATTGTTGAATCGTTACCGAGACACCGATGTTCTGTCGGAACGTCTAATCCTTAATCATCTAATCGTAATCTTCAATGTGTTCGGTATTCAGCCTGGACTTGACATCCTAGAACTTAAAATCGAACTCGACCATTGGGGTACACTGAAACCCTTCCTCATTTTCCTTAAAGTAATCAAGAACCACGAATATACCAATATAGAGATGGATAAACGTGTTGTTGATGCATTAAGAGAAATTTAGAACTTTTTTCGAGTATAAATAGTATCATGGGAATATTAAAAACAGCAGCAGACTTAGTTTACACTATCCGATTCTTGAAGTTACTTGTAACTCCGTTCGATAAGACCGAGGCGTTCAAGAAAGGCATCATTGATGTGGATGGTAAAAAGAACAAAGAATTTAATACTAATAGTATTGATGATCGTGAAGCGTATCGTTCGCATTACACTCCATTCCACAGACTGGTATTCAACCTGAAACGACTCATGGCGAAAGTGCCTGGCGGTCAATCAGTTGTTGCACGTTATGGTGCCGCACTTGCCTTGATTAAGGAACATGGAGAGTTATCTGACGAACGTCTAATGCAAATTCACGAAGAGACAGGTATCGACATTCTAGATTGTCTTGCAGAACAGTCGGAATGGTTTATGCTTGATGATAAACAACTATCGCCTGGCATTTATCGTATGAAAAATGACACAGTAACCGCACTCTATTGCGAAGATATTGTGAAGAAAGGTGACCGAATAAGAATTATAGAGACTCAGGCGTCACCTATTGACGAGGTTCTTGGGTTAGACATATATAAAGGACTACACGAAAATTCTAGTCAGTGGGTGTATTTCACTACAGGAGAGATTACTCGATGAGAGATTTTCATAAGTTTTATGAGGAGATGACTGGTACTAGCGCAGTCGCTGGTGCAGGGGATGATAGTAGTACTGTCCCTGTCTATCTTGATAAGAAAAAGAAAAAGAAACGACCAGATGTGGTCAAACGATTTTTACAGAATAGAAAAGAACGAAGAGAAACGTGGAGTAAATAATGGAATTTGTTTTAGAACAATTAGTTAATTTTTGGCAGTTTACTGTAGTAGGTATTCTGATTATTATTGGGTTTATCGTCAATGCGTGTGGTGTTGATCAAGATGAACCTCTGGTCGGTTTTAAGTATGGTGAGATGCCTCACATGAAACCAATCACTATCCCGACAGCGGGTAAAGGTTTCTGGGGTGCAATCTGGATGTGGATTACTGGTGTACGCACTTGGGAAATCGCAAAGGACTGGCAGTTCTCGGTGAATGATGAGAACTATGTCATTCCCAAAGGATTCGTATTCGATGGTGCATCTGTACCTAAGTTCCTTGCATCATGGTTATCACCCACAGGTGTATTGTTGGTTGGTGGTCTGGTACATGACTATGCATACAAATACACAGTACTTCTGAAGAAGGGTAAGAAGTCAACCTCCGAACCCATGACACAGAACGAAGCAGATCAGTTGTTCCGTGATATTAATATCGAACAAAATGGTTTCCACCTGTTAAACAAACTCGCATATTGGGCATTAGCAATCGGTGGATTTGTTGCGTGGAATGGTCATCGTGAACGTAACTGTAAAATAGGAGAATAGTAATGTTAGATTTATTTACCTCAAGAATTAAAGAACGTACATCGGTTGATGGACTTGTACTGATTGGTGCGGGAATCACTTTCCTAATCCTTAAACCCATCGCTAACTTGGTTGCACTTGGTGCAATCGCTTATGGTGCATGGACATTCTATAAGAAAGAAGACTAATGTTCGGACTATACGCAAAACTTGCGGTTGCTGGTATTGTCGGAATGTTAGTGTTCGGTGCGGTGTTAGAGTACCAAGACATGAAAGAACGTATTGCGGTTCTAAGAGAAAACAATGCGAAGTTGGAATTGGTTGCAGAAAATAATGCGAAGGCACTTCAAGAAGCAACACAGTTCGCAACTCAAATGGAAGAACAGAACTTAGAACTACAAGCAAACCTACAACAGGCAGAGGTGTACAAAGATAGTCTGATCGAAAAGTTTAGAGATCACGACCTGACTCGACTATCTTTGAAACGTCCTGGCATGATACAACTAAGGATTAATAATGCGACAAAGAAAGTTTTTGACGATATTGAGTCTCTCACTACTATTGACTCTGAGTAGTGGGTGCGCCCTCTTACGAACACCTGAATCAAACGTAACCGTACAAACAGAGTTTGTCGAGAAAAAGATTCCCCTCCAACGTAGTCCCAAACCTGTAACTCTGGGTGAACCCAAGTTTTATGTTGTGACCGAAGAAAACTTTGATGGATTCCTTGCGGAGTATGTCAAAGACAATGGTCAACCTTGGGTCTTCTATGCAATGAGTGTTCGTTCCTACGAGACTCTTGCACTTAATGTTGCCGAGACACGTAGATATCTCGAACAACAAAAGTCCATAATCATCTATTATGAGAATGCAATCACTGGTGAAATAAACAGTGAAAATAATTCAGAAAAAGATTGACATTTCTGCCCTTTTAGGGTAAAATAACCTAATTGAAAAACTCTGGGGGTATAGATACTATTACCCCCTAAGAAAACTACACTCTATGGAAAAGTAAAATATGACCCTCAAGATTGATAAGAAGAAAGATTCCCTACTCGCTGAATATGCAGTAGGTATGTTAAAAGATTTTTATTTGAATGATTATGAAAAGAGTCCACAAGAGGGTTTCGCAAGAGCTGCAAAAGCATGGTCTAAGTACCGAGATGAAATGGATGACGAGTTAGCACAACGTCTGTATGACTACGTGTCTAATAAGTGGTTCATGTTCGCCTCCCCTGTTCTGTCAAATGCACCCAACGGAGAGAAAAAGAGTAAAGGTATGCCTATCTCTTGTTTCCTCACATACGTACCCGACAGTCTTGAAGGACTGATCAGTCACTCATCTGAGTTACGATGGTTG